ACAAATAGGCAAAAAGAATTTGCTAAATATATTGTTGAGGGAATTTATTCTAATTCTAAATGTGCAAGATTGTCAGGATATGCAGAAGATAGTTCTCACATCCAAGCATCTAAATTATTAAACGGAAAAGATTTTCCTTTAGTTACAGAATATATAAAACAACTTCGAGAAGAGAGAGAAAAAAAATATGGAGTGACATTGATTGGTCAGCTAAAAAGATTTTCTGAATTATCTCATAAAGCAGAAGAAGAGGGACAATTTTCAGCCTCCATAAATGCAGAAAAAATTCGATCAGCATTAGGAGGATTATCTGTAGATAAAAGAGAAGTTCAAAATGTTCATACTATAGATAAATTATCAAGGGATGAAATTGTTGCTAGATTATCAGAATTAAGAAAAGCACATAGTTATGCCTTTGAGGGACAATATAAGAGGATAGAGGATGGCGAAAACAGAGAAGACATTATCAACAGTACTGAAACAAAACCTACCCAAGAAGACGTTCTTTCAGAGGATAGAAAATAGGGTTGGAGAGGGCATACCTGACACATTTATATGTATGAATGGCAATGTTTATTTTATTGAATTAAAAATAATAAAAAATAATAGGATTATCCTACAAAAGTCACAAATAGCTTGGCATATCAAATATGATCGAAGTAATGGCATTAGTTTTTTTCTTGCATCTAGTCCCAAGGAGCGATGTCTATTTTTATTTGAGGGAGGAAAATCGTTAGAATTTCAAGGTTCTAGGATCGAGGACATAGAATATTTAGTTCGAGGATCGATCAAAGACGTTGTTGCATATTTGCAAGAGAGGTGTTGCATAAATGTCACACTCCCCTCGGCAGGGGAGGGTAGGGGAGGGGGGTCGCCCTGCGACCTATAGCTGCAGGTCTTGCGACCTGCGGCTCAGGTCTTGCGACCTGACTTGAACTACTGTCATAGGTGTCCCTCCCCTTTCGGGGAGGGACTAGGGAAAACTATTTATCTATTAATTTAAACTCTTTGTCGATTTCATTTTCAATTGTTTCAAGTTCGAAAATTTTATCATCTAATAAATCCATTTCAAAACAGTTCATTTTATCAATATATTCATCTTTAAAACTTTCGAATAACTGTCTTGACTGATTTAATAAATCTTGTGCTGTTGATAGTTCTTTAATTTGTTTTTTATTTAATTTCATTTTAATTATTTCCTGTTTAATTTAATAGTTAAGTAAATGTTAAATGTTATAATAAATTGTACTAGCATAAATATTGCTATGTCATAATATCCGTAATAATCATTAAATTCTTGAATGATATTTTTTAATAATACTATGCAAATTGCTAGACTTGTTAAAACTGAAATTGGAATTAAGTTTTTAAAATTATTATTCATTAGATTATTTCCTTTTTAAATTGCTGGGGTTTTTAAACCCCAGCTGGGTTAAGTTATTAGTTTAAGAATTTTTTATTATAATCTTCTAATTGATGATCATAGACAATAAACCCATTGTCTTTAAACTCATTAAAATTTTCATCGGATATTTTTTTAAATGATAATCCAATAATCTTGTTGAATTCTAAAACATTATTTAAGTCTGATTTATTGCCGTCAATAACGTCACGTCCTAAAAATGTTTTTGGTAGTTCATCGTAAAATACTACTGAAATTGGATAATTTGTTTTTAATGCAAGTCTTACTTGATTTGCATATTGATCACGTCCAGAAAATGAAAAGATTAAATAATAATTTTCTGGTAACTTTTCCGTTAATCTTTTAGCTATTTTAGTATAATCAATAAAAACTAATTCTGGATTATCATCCATTAAACCAGTTTTATAAAATGGATAATCACTAATTGTATTTAATCGAACAAAACCCTTTTTATTATTCTTAATACATTTTTTATTATAGTTTGATAATTCCTTTTTTAATTGATTAATAAAACCAGTTTTATCACTTAATAAAAAATCTGTTTTGTTTTGTCTGGCAAGATTTACAGAATTAAAAATTCTGGCAAAACCTGCATCTTTTAAACATAGTTGCATACATCCAGCAGATTTAGACCCCCCACAAATTTTATAATCTGGCATTAAAGACAAGCTTGCAAAGTCTGTATTATCTGGGTTTAAATTATGCCATAAAGAAATATATTCTATAGACTTTTTAACTTTAGTATTACCTTGATTAGTATCTAATAATTTCATGATTTTTTCCCTTTAAGTTATATTAAAATATAATATTATCTTATATGAAAAAAAGTATAAAACAAGTTTTTTTTTTATTATTTTAAAATTAATTTCCAGCTGGTTTTCCAGCTGGTTTTAAAATTAATTTCCAGCTGGTTTTCCAGCTGGTATTAAATTGCTAACAAGCTGCTTGTTGATAATCATTCTCAATTGGGGTTACTATGTGAATTTCAAAAATAAGTTATACAATCGAGAAGAGGGGGGGGGCGTATATGACCGTAGGCTGCACACAGCCTACGTCTGTAATAGTTAGGTTGATAATTTCATTCAAATGTATTATCGTTTGGACATGTTAAAGAACCTAGAAGCGTTGCCCGATGAGGTACTTAAAGAAACCCTGTTACTGGAAGAACAACTCAAGAGGCTAGAAACGAGAGACAAGGCCCGTGAGAAGTTCATGTCATATGCAAAGCATGTGTATGACGGTTTCATTGAGGGTAGGCATCACAGCATTATAGCTGAGAAGTTAGAGCTTATTGCCCAGGGTAAACTAAAAAGATTGATTGTTAATATGCCTCCTCGACATTCCAAGTCAGAGTTTGCATCCTATCTTATGCCATCTTGGTTCTTGGGACGTAATCCAAAATTAAAAATTATACAGGCTACCATGAATACCGAACTTGCTGTAAGATTTGGTAGGAAAGTCCGAGATCTCATAGCCGATCCCATATATGCTGAGATCTTCCCCAACACGGACTTGAAACAGGATAGCCAAGCAGCGGGTCGTTGGGAGACTAGTGCAGGCGGGGAATATTTCGCTGCAGGGGTGGGTGCTGCAATGACGGGTCGTGGTGCTGATTTGTTAATCATTGATGATCCGCACTCGGAACAAGATGCTTTATCGGCTAGTGCATATGACACAGCTTATGAGTGGTACACTTCTGGACCTCGGCAGAGATTGCAACCGGGGGGAACCATCATCATTGTGCAGACCAGATGGTCAAAGAAGGATTTGACAGGCAGGTTACTGGGGGCACAGGCAAGAGACATTATGGCTGATCAATGGGAGGTGATTGAATTCCCAGCCATACTTCCTTCGGGGGAACCGCTGTGGCATGAATTTTGGAAAAAGGAAGAGTTACTAAAAGTCAAAGCGTCACTATCTCCTGGTAAATGGAATGCTCAGTGGCAACAAGATCCCACTTCTGATGACGTTGCTATGGTCAAACGAGATTGGTGGCAGTTATGGGAGAGGGAAGATACACCTAGATTGGACTACATAATTCAAAGTTATGATACTGCGTATAGCAAAAAAGAGAGTGCTGACTATTCTGCTATTACGACTTGGGGTGTATTTGAGCCGAAAGAAAACGGAGAGCAGCATTTGATTTTGTTAGACGCTAAAAAAGGGCGTTGGAATTTTCCAGAACTCAAAGAGATTGCTATAGAGCAAAACGAGTATTGGGAGCCAGACATGATGTTAATTGAGGCGAAAGCGTCTGGTGCATCTTTGGCTGATGAGTTACGATTAATTAATTTACCTGTTACTACTTACAGTCCCGGTAGGCGAAAGGGTGGGGGTGGTATGGACAAGACCACAAGGATGCATATGGTATCTCCTATTTTCGAATCTGGAAAAGTGTGGTATCCTGACGAAAGGTTTGCTGACGAAGTTATCGAGGAGGTTGCTTCTTTTCCGAATGGCGACCATGATGACTATTGTGATAGCATGACTATGGCACTAATGAGATTTAGACAAGGCGGATTTATTAGTTTACAAGGAGAGGAAATCGCAGAAGATTGGTTTCCAAAAAGAGCAAGGGAATATTACTAGGAGTATAAAATGGCTAAAATAAACACTGATGAAGAATCTTTTAGAAAAGGCTATAAAAAAGCAGGTATAAAAACTTTAAAAACTTTTTTTAGCGACTCTGGTCTTGATCAACATCACGATGTAGAAGAATTATCAAAATCAGATATGGTTGGTATAATAGGGAACTATTTAGGACCTGCAAAAGGAAAAGCAAGTGGAGGCACCGTTAGAAAAATGAACATGGGCGGGGTACTTAAAAACCGTGGCGGAATGTTTAAAGGTACTTACTAATGACGACTAGACTTTTGAAAATACGAAAAAAGTTAAATAGAAAGCCACACAAAAAAGGGAAGTTAGTTAAGAACAGATTTTCTGATATACTAGCTCCTGGTAAAAAAAGAGTAACGAGGATTACATAATGGCAATACAACCTAGACAAATCGCAGGTATGGTAGAAGGATCAATGGGAGCAGGAGGTCAGGTAATGCCCGAAGAAGACAGTCTCCAGATCGAAGTACCGGGTACCGAGGAGCAACTCCCTGATGGTATAGAACTTATGGATGAGGGGGTAACTGAGGTTATTGCCGAGCCTTATGATCACAATGCCAATTTAGCCGAGGTATTAGATGATGATGTACTTGGTTCTTTGTCCTCGGATCTTCAAGGTAAGTTTCGTGAGGACGTTGAGTCTAGGGAAGATTGGGAAGAAGCGATATCAAAGGGATTAGGGTTACTTGGAATTAATTACGAGGATCGAAGTGAACCCTTCTTAGGAGCGAGTGGTGTAACACATCCACTATTGTCAGAGGCTGTGACCCAGTTTCAAGCACAGGCATATAAGGAGATGTTACCTAGTGGCGGTCCTGTAAAGACTCAGGTTCTAGGAACTCCGACACAGGAGACTGAGGCACAGGCACAGCGTGTAGAAGATTTCATGAATTATCAGATTACTGAGATCATGGAGGAGTTTGATCAAGATACTGATCAGATGTTATTTTATTTACCACTTACTGGATCTACGTTTAAAAAGATTTATTTTGATGAAACCAAACAGAGAGCCGTTTCCAAGTTTGTACCAGCAGAAGATATGGTTGTTCCATATTCGGCTAGTGATTTAAGAACTGCGGAGAGGGTTACTCATGTAGTTAGAATGACGAATAATGATATTCGCAAACTACAAGTAGCAGGAGTTTATAGAGATGTTGAATTATCTGAAGCGAGCGATGGTGAAGACGAAGGAGCTATCCAAGAACGTGCTGATGAGTTGTTGGGATTACGCCCAAACTATTCTGATGACTCTTACACCTTATTGGAATGCCATGTTGACTTGGACTTGGAAGGTTTTGAAGACAAGGATATGGAGGGGAATCCTTCGGGCGTTATGTTGCCTTATATTGTCACCCTTGATCAAGGGTCTGGAAAAGTGTTATCGATTTCTAGAAACTTTAGAGAACAAGACCCATTAAAGAGGAAACGTCAGTATTTTACACATTTTAAATTTTTACCAGGATTTGGATTTTATGGTTTCGGGTTACTGCACACAATCGGAGGTCTTTCTCGTGCTGCGACTTCTATTCTAAGACAATTAATTGATGCGGGTACATTATCGAACCTACCAGCTGGTTTTAAAGCAAGGGGTGTTCGTATCCGTAACGATGATGATCCTTTGAATCCTGGTGAGTTTAGAGATATCGATGTACCGGGTGGAGATTTAAAAAATTCTATTATACCTTTACCATATAAAGAGCCGTCAGCCACGTTGGCACAGCTTTTGGGTGTGGTTGTTGACTCTGGTAGACGATTTGCACAGGTTGCAGACGCAAAAACAGCTGATGTAAACTCAAATGCACCTGTTGGAACGACTGTTGCGTTGATAGAACAAGGCTCAAAGATCATTTCGAGCATACATAAGCGTCTACATTACGCTCAAAAGCAAGAATTTCGCATGTTAGCGGAGATTTTTAGTGAAAATCCAGTTCCATACCCGTATTTTGTAGGAAATGTACCTCCAGAGACTATGCAAGCCGACTTTGATGGTCGTGTAGACATACTTCCAGTGTCAGATCCGAACATTTTCTCTATGGCACAGCGATTATCACTTGCACAGACACAATTACAACTAGCTCAAGCTGCACCACAGATACATAATGTGCATGAAGCGTACAGACGTATGTATGATGCATTGGATATTAAGAATATTGAGGGTATTTTACCTCCTCCGATGCAACCACAGCCTGTAGATCCAGCAACCGAGAACGGAAATGCCATGAAAGGGATGCCTATACAGGTATTTCAGCAACAAGATCATGAAGCACATGTCAGAGCACACATATCCTTCTTATCAACTCCAGCTGGGCAGATAAATCCACAAACATTTGTGATGTTACAGGCTCATACACAGGAACATATTGGTATGATGGCTCGTGATCAGGTGGTTAAATTCTTTGAAGAGTCAATCAAAGCGGCACAATTATCTGGTCAGCCTGTACCTCAACTAGATCCAGATGCTGTTGAAGCAGCAATTGCACAGCAGGTTGGTGAGATTCTAAAAGAGGTAATGCCATCTCTACAGCCACAGCAACAGACTGATCCATTAGTTGAGATTAGAAAGAAAGAGCTTGAGAATGATACGGCTGAGTTACAAAGAAAAGCACAGAACGATCAAATGAATTTTCAGATTGATCAAGCCAAGTTACAACAGGCTTATGATTTAGCTCAACAAAGACAGGCTCTACAAGAAAACATTGCTGATGATAGAAACGATGTAAATATATATCGAATTAATACAGTAGCGGCTACGAGGGGTAACAAACCTAAATAACCTGTGATATAATCTGGGAATGGATCCAGTAACTATTTCATTAGCCGTAGGTGTTGCAAGTAAAGCTTTTTCTGCAATTAAGCAAGGATTTGCTGTTGGTAGAGATATTGAACAAATGTCTGGTGACATTGGTAGATGGATGGGAGCCGTAAGTGATGTTGACAATGCAGAGAAACAAGCGAAGAATCCTCCCCTGTTTGGTAAATTGTTTAAAGCAGGTTCTATTGAAGAGGCAGCAATGGCTGCATACGCTGCAAAAAAGAAACTTGAGGAACAAAGGTACGAACTCAAGACATTTCTAAATATGACTCATGGCCCTGGAGCCTATGATGAATTGTTGCAGATGGAAGGTCAAATAAGAAAACAACGTCAAGAGACAGTTTACAAACAACAACAAATGAGAAGACAGATTGGTGAGGCTGTCACATGGCTTCTTGTTGCAGGGATTGTTGGTGGTTTTGCATTACTTGTTGCTTCTGTTTTTTTTAACAAAGCACATGCAGATGGTTTTAAATACAAACCTAGAGGTTACACAGAACAGCAAAAAATATGGCAAAAAAAGAAAGAAGAAAAGAAGTACACAACTTGTCGTTTAAAAAAAAGAATTAATTCAAAAACTGGACAGATGGCTTGTATTTATATAGGAAATAATCAAACATATGAGATGATGATTGAGAGTTGGTGCCCAAAACAATATAAATGTATTTATAATCCTTGGGGTAAAGAACCCAACATTGATGATGTAATTAATTCGTTAAATAATGCAACGAAAGGTAAATAAATGGAAAATATGGTATTAGATGCGTGGAATGATTTATCGTACTTAGAAGGAACACTATTTACAATTTGGCTTTTTATCTTATACTATGGTAAAGTTTGGATAGACAGCAGATTTTCTAAGAAGGAGTGCAAGTGCTCACAGCGTTAATAGGACCTATAGCTACTTTAGCTGGAACTTGGTTTGAAAACAAAGTTGAAAAGACTAAGGCTGAAGGACAGGCTAAAGTCGCAGAGGCAAGAGCTCGTGCTACTGTTGCAGAGAAGGTTGCAGCGGGTGAAGTCGCATGGGAAGGCAAGATGGCTGATGCTACAGTGGATTCTTGGAAAGACGAGTTTGCTTTAGTTGTGCTTTTGGCTCCTGCAATTTTAGTATTCATACCTGGGATGAAAGAATATGTTAAGGAAGGATTTGATATATTGGCAGCTTTGCCAGAGTGGTATCAGTACCTTTTATATATTGCAATTAGTGCAAGCTTTGGAATCAAGGGAGTTGGACAAGCTGCAAAGATGTTCAAGAAAAAATAAAGTTGCAAGATTTATTTAGGCATTTGAGGATACATACAATGAGTAAAAAAAACAAAATTAAAAAAGTTATAAAGGGTTTGGAGAAGGCATCTAAATCACATTCTAAACAAGCTAAAGTATTAAAAAAAGTTATAAAGAAGGCGTGATGACTAGATTATTAAAATGGATATTTAGAACGGGTAATCGTATTGGTGTTTCTAAAGAGAGAGAATTATCAAAGCATAGAGTTCATTCAACAAACTATCAGGACTTGTGTATGTAATGGAATCATTCATAGGAAATAATTTTTTTCAAAATCCATTTGGGGGTGGCATGAATCCAATGGGTGGTGGAGGCGGTGGTGTCTTAGAAAATATACAACAACAAGTCACTGACAATGGTCAAGCCTTAAAATCTTTACAAGGTGGTATTGGTGGATTGCCTAGTGGTAATTTACCTACTGGTGGTATTGGTGGTGCATCTTTTGAACCAGCTACTACTCTTCCTCCAGTTCCTTTTACCACTGTTGGTGATACCGCTGAAGTAGCCAACGTAGGTAATCAACAAGAGGGTATGCCAGTTGGTAATGTAGGTTTTACAGACGATCAATTAAGAGCCGACTATGATAAAGCAGTAGAAGATGCGAGACGACAAAGAGCCGAGGGTTTTATGGGCAGAGTTGTACTTCCTGGCGAAATGCCTTTTGAGGATTTTAAACAGAATCAAATAGCTTTTGCCAATTCAGGTCCACTACTACAAAAAGAAATGGATTTTTTTAATATAGCAAAGGCAGAACAGAATCCAGGAATGGACTATTCACAATTCACACCGATGATTGCAGATTTACAACCTAAGATGGAGTCACCAAGTGTACCTTATTCTGGCATGGATCCATTATTCGGCAGAGCTTTCGCAGGGAAACCAGTATAATGGTTAGAGTAAAACAATTCGCAGATGATTTAGGTATAAGTAGGAACAAAGCTAAGAACTTAATTAACAAAGGTCGCAGTCGCAAGGACGGTGGATCGCAAATCTTGGAGAATGTAATGAA